GAGCCGCAACTCGAATTACTCGGCATCCTGCAAGACCCGGCCCGTACTATCACGCCCATCGAATTGTTCACTGACCCTTATTGCTTCGAGCCGCCTGAATACGCGGTGAAGCTGACCGGCGAGATTCAATCGTCAAAGTCCTGACACCTTTTTGCGCCACAGCATTGAACGGCGGGGAGAAATCCGCCGAGCCTCCGGTGGGTAACAAGGCTGCTGTGGCGTTTTTAATTTATGGTTGACGAAACCGCAACCCCGATTATTCTTAGACCAAACCCGAATGAGCGAACCAGCTAAAACCGCCAAAGATGCCCTCACCAAGGCCGCCGTCGGCAAGCGCATCGAACTCACCCAGGTCAAGCTGCCCATCTTTGCCCTGTGCCGCAAGCTGCAAGACCGGAGCCACAAATACAAGCGGCCCTTCTTCTCACCGCACCAACTCAAGACCCTGCTCCAGTGCATCGCGGATGGAACCCCGCAAGACCATGCCTGCCGCGTGGCCGGTATCACCAAGGCATCGTTCTACCAGTGGCGGAAGGCCAGCGTTGAGTTTGATGAAATCATTGAGATTGCCAAGGCCAACGGCATCGCCAAACGCCTCGGTATCATTCGGGACGCTTCTTCGCGGGATTGGCGGGCGGCGGCGTGGATGCTCGAACGCTGCCACCCCGCTCTGTTCGGCCCCGGCAAACAGAGTGTCGAAGTGTCCAACAAAGGCAACCCACTTGCCAACATGGTCGCCGTTGTCCTGCCCAAGAAAACCGATTCATTAACCCATGCAAACGAAGTACGAGAGATTACAGAGAGGGCTGAAAGCCAAACGGACACCAACGGAGATTCGGCCTCAACCGGGGCCACAGACGAGCTTTCTCCAATCGAAAGCTGACATCGCCATCTTTGGCGGTGCCGCCGGCGGAGGCAAGTCCTACGCCCTGTTGCTCGAACCGTTCTATCACGTCACCAACCCCAAGTTCCGGTGCGTGGTGTTCCGCCGAACCGTCCCCATGATACGCCAGCCCGGCGGGTTATGGGACAGCAGCCGTGAGATTTATACCCGCCTCCGCGCCGAGGCCCGCGAGCAAACCCTTGAATGGCGGTTCCAATCCGGCGCCCTCATCAAGTTCGCCGGACTCGAACTCGAAGCCGACGCCTACGGCTGGCAGGGGAGCGAAATCGCCCTGCTCTGCTTCGATGAACTCACCCAGTTCACCGAACGCCAATTCTTCTACCTGCTGTCCCGCAACCGCTCCACCTGCGGCATCAAACCCTACGTCCGGGCCACCACTAACCCGGACTCGGATTCATGGCTCCGCTACTTCATCGAGTGGTGGCTTGACCCCGTCACCGGCCTGCCCATCCCCGAACGCGCCGGCGTGCTCCGCTACTTTGTCCGCATTGACAACGCTCTCACATGGGCGAACTCCGCGCAGGAACTCATCGCGCAGTTCGGCAACGACTCCGCCCCCAAAAGCGTCACGTTCATCCCCGCCAAGGTCACGGACAACAAACTCCTGCTCGAACGTGACCCGTCCTATATCGCCAATCTCAAGGCCCTCCCGCTCGTGGAACGGGAACGGCTCCTGAGCGGCAACTGGAACATCCGGGCCACCGGCGGCAACTTCTTCCGGCGCGAATGGTTCGGCCTCGTGGACAAGGTGCCGGATAACATCGTCGCCCGCGTCCGGTTCTGGGACAGGGCAGCTTCCGAACAGAAACCCGGAACCGACCCGGACGCCACCGTCGGACTGCTCATGTCCCGCGATTCCCAAGGCGTCTATTACATCGAGCACGTCGCCCGCATGTTTTGCACCCCGGGCAAGGTCACAGAGGCAATGGTTGCCTACGCCGCCCAGGATGGACGCAACACGACCGTCGCGTTCCACCAAGACCCGGCCAGTGCCGGTGTGTACGAGGCCCAGGTCACCAGCCGGGCGTTGGACGGCTACAACGTCCGCTTCGAGACTGCCTCGGGCAACAAGGAAACCCGCGCCAAACCCGTTAGCGCACAATCCGAGGCGGGCAACGTCAAGATGGTGCGCGGCGGGTGGAACGACGCCTTCCTGCGCGAGGTGGAAGCCTTCCCGGTCGCCCGCCACGATGACCAGGTTGACGCCCTGTCCGGTGCCCACGGCTTCCTCTGCGCCAGCACCTCCTGCGGCTTCTCCTCCGCCGACGGTTTTGGGGGTGAAGAAAAAAATGAAATTATTGTTGACAACTTTGCGGAGTTAGGGCATTTATAGGTGTGATTATGTGAGTAATGGTCACATAACCGGAAACGAATTGAGACAACGAAACGGATAAAACGATGAACGAGCAAGAGATTGAACGCAGGTTGGTCGCCTTGGAAAAGACCGTTGAGAAACTCCGCAGTTCACTGTTCCCGCTGGCGAATGGTGACATGCCGCCCCCCAACATCAGCCGCATCACCAGCATCCAATGGTTGTGCGCCAACGAGTATGGCATCACCATCTCGGATATGCTGAGCCGGAGCCGGGAGGAGCTTTACGTCGTGCCGCGTATGCTGGCAATGTATCTGTCACGGCATCATGCCGGGGTCAGCTACACCGCGATTGCACGCCGGTTCGGGAAGAAGTGCCACGGCACGGTGATGCACGCGATTCGCAGCGTGTCCAGCAAGTGCGAGACGGACAAGAAGTTCCGAGCCATCAAAGACAAGCTGGCGGTGGAAATTGCCAGTTGGGAAAAGGACCCCATTGTTGACCTTGAAACCGAACCGAAAGCCTGAACCCATGAGTGCGATAGCCGACACCATCAAAACGACCCTGATAACGGATGTGGAAGTGGATTACCTGCTGCATCCCGGATGCGACGCCACCTACTACGACCCGCCGGAGCCGGAAACGGTTGAACTGCTGGCGGTGCGCGTGGGCGGCGCGGACATCCTGAGCAAGCTCAACGCCGAAGCCCGAGGCGACCTTGAGGACAGAATACTAACCTCGGCACAGAAACAGGATAAAGCAAATGAGTGAACCAACTAGAAAATAACCAGTCAAAGGAACGCCAACGATGACAGCCAAAATTGACCCGCGCTATGACCATGTTTGGTTCTGGCGCACGCGATTGCCGCACCGGAAAGGCCAGCCGTGCCGGGTTGTGGTGCGCGGCGGCATGAACAGCATCCTCGTGGAGTTCCCGGACGGCGAACGCTACTGCACCAGTCGCTACGCCGTGCGCAGAATGCGAGACTGAAACGAAAGGAAACGAAGAATGAAACCTACGTGTAAGAAACGGATATATCTCACGAAACAAAGCGGGCCGCGCACGAAATACGTGACGCCGGGGAGCATGTTAAGGGAGATT